TGCTTTTTCTAGGAGGTGCGGTTGGAAGTCAAATAGCTCTTTTATGGCTTGTTTGTACTCAGCTACAGTGAAGAGGCGTATATCTTCTCTGTCAATCGCAATTTCTGGCACGGGGCTTTCAGGCTTCTCTGCCATTGTTGTGAAATAGTCTGACCAGCCGAGAGTATGAGCGAAGGTCCACTCGGCAGAATTCAAATATAGTTTTACACCTTGATGTTTACATATGATATAGTTCTCCAAGAAACGGAACGCGTCGGAGAAAAATCCAAGGGTGCTTTTTCTGAGGAAGAATTCCATTGTGAGTTATTTGCTGGGGGTGTTTATATGGTTTTTACGATACCGCCGTTTACGCATGGTTTGGAGAAAGGTATCTATGCGTTTCTGTGCAGCATCCTTCGGTGAAGACTTAACAACCTTACATAGGTCGGTAAATTCATCTTCTATGATAGATGATTTATAGGCCTCATAAAAGGCTTCCGTGGAATTACCCATAATTGCGTCATAAACAGTGCTCGCCTTCCAGTACGTGCGAGGCTCTTTTACCTCTTTCAGAGGCTTCAGAGGATTCTTGGAGACGGGCAAAGAGGCGAACTGTTCATAGGAAGGATATGCCTCAGAAATAACTTTACACTTTTGTAAAAGGTCTGGGAGACTCATTTCATTCTTCATACTATTACAAGAACCACAGCATGGCCTAGATGTTTCAATAGTATATTTGCGTATAGTATTATCAACACGATCCAAGCCGATTCCTTTTGCTGACTGGAATCCACATAGATAGCACGGAGAACGGCTCAACCAATCCCATTGTTCCTGGCTAATTTCAAAGTCTAACTTACGCCCCTCTGCCTCTCTTTTATATACCGAATAATTGCGATAATTTGTTCTAGTATAATATAGCGACCATTTCTTATAAAAAGCCTTTGAGGGAATCATATGTTTTGCCATTATCTTACACTTTTCTATGAAAAACGCGGGATGATAGAAATGCTTCATCCTATTACACGTCCAGCACGCAGGCACGCAGTTTTCTTTGGTATATCCTATATCATTATTTATCCTGTCAATACCTACAGCTTCTGATTCTGTTTTTGATTTACAGTAGTGACAAGCACTCGTAACAAGTTCTTTGAACTCATCAAAGTTTATCTGAAAGTCGCCATAGCCTCTAACTAAAGATTTGGTCACATGGCTTTTATAATAACTATCTAAGTTATCTATACGCTCCTTTTTATAATTCCTCACACGATCTTCACGCTTCTTATCACACTTCGCCTGTTTTTCTAAACATTCTTTACAATGCATGGAATCTTTTCTGCGTCCTGTTTGAAATGATTCAAAATCCTTTGTACACTTCACACAAGACCTTGTGATATTATTCGTAGTTTGTGCTACCTCAATAAGTTGTCTACGAGAATCTAAACGCTTCTTATCCGTTTCCCTTATCTTTTCTAGACAGCTGTCACACGACTTCTTAGATCCGTCTAGTACAGTAAAGCATCCTCGCGCTATATCACAGTAGGCTATACCCTTCTCCTTTTCCTCCGAATAATAAATATCGCGCACATGTTTCTTACAGTATTCATCATTCGTTTTGAATGTACACCCCTCGTGTTTACAGTGATTCTCCTTTTTCATAAGCTTTGTCCTACAATCTTCACAAGATGTCATCCCATCTTCTAAGACCTCATTACTACAACCTCTAAAAAAGAACCTACACCACTTCTTACCTTCTGCCATCCCATCATCATATATCTTGTTCCTCTGGTGGCGTCCACAATACATTGTAGAATTTGGAGGGAATTTACAGCGGTTTCCTTTTCTAGGACCTTCCTGTATGGTTGCTTTACACGTTTCCATTCTATAATAGAAACGTGTAAACTATTTAAGCCGTCCACGGCTTCCTGCCGGATTTAACACTTTAAGAGGTTTCCGCGGACACCGTCACATACGACAATTTACAAAAACTAACACCACATGACACATTTGTATCATAAAGTTATTAGTTGCTATATGCAAGCCCTCCCATTCCGCTCATGACACGTAACACATTATAGTTCGTCGCGTACACACGCACCTGTGAGCTGGTCGCAGAGCCCACGGAGTTGTTGGACACCGTCAGCAGCAGGGTGGTGTTATCAATGCGGGACAAGTTGCAGGTGCCGCTGGGCTGGTGCTGCTCAGGGGACAGGGCGAAGGAGTACACGTTGATGCCCACCGCCGGCACGTTCGTGTGGTGCTGGTAGGGCTGCACCAGGTTGAAGTAGTCGCCCTCACGCACCGTGAAGCGGTCGTGGCCGTTGAGCTGCAGCAGCGCCGTCACCACGGGGTTCTTGCCCGCCATGCCCTCCACGCGGGTCACGGAGTAGCCAGACTCCAGGCAGGAGCGGTCCCACCAGTCGGAGTAGTTGAACGGCTGCTGGCCCTTCCACGCCGCCACCACCGCGTCGTCGCAAGACACGAAGGAGTCGCGCTGCACCACCCACACAAGCTCCTTGCAAGGGTGGTTGAAGTTCAGCTTCAGCTTGTTGGACGAGGAGTTGATGGACTCCGCGCCCGTGAACTGGAGCACGTCAATCAGGTACTCGTGGGACACCTGGGCGAACTTGCGGCGCTCGTCCGTGTCCAGGTAGATGTAGTCCACGTACAGAGACGCCGCCACCAGGTTGGCGGAGTTCACGCGGTCGCGCACCACGTGCACGTTGGCGTTGCCAGGCGCAGAGTCCCACACCAGGTTGTTCAGGTCGTTGAACTGCAGGTTGATGCGCACCTCGTGGTACTGGAGAGCGATCAGGGGCAGCGCCAGGCCAGGGTTGCGGCAGAACCAGAACTGCAGGGGCACGTACAGGGTGTACTCGGGCGTGCAGCCCAGGAGCTCCGCAGACGAGTTGGGCTCACCGCCCGCGCAGTCGTTGTCGCAGTCCTCGCCACCCTGGACGATCAGGTTGGTCAGGTAGGGCACGTTGCCCACCATCTTGGCGTAGCCCGCCTGCTTGCCAGGCTCCTGGGTGAGCTCATTCCAGATGTGGAGCCAGTCACCATAGTGCTTGTCAATGCGCTGGCCACCGATCTGGAGCTCCACCCAGTCAACCAGGTTGTGGCCCACCCAGTTGAGCCAGCGGAACTGCGCGCCAGAGCCGTCGGCGGTCTGGAGCTTCACGGAGGGCAGAGTGGCCTGCAGGTACATGCGGTAGATCAAGTCGCCGTTGCGCTGGATCGTGCAGGTCACCTGGTTGCCGAAGCGAGGGTTGCCGTTGAAGGGGTTCTCAATGGACTCCATCGCGAAGTTCGTGTGGCGACGATACACCGCCTTGAAAAAAGTAATCTGGGGGTTACCCGTCAGGTACACATCCTGGGCGCCATAAGCCACGAGCTGCATGAGACCACCACCTGTCATTTTGTTATACCCCTAACTTAGAAAAAAAATCTGCCGGAGAGGAGTTCCTACAGTATTCGCAGAAATTTTCGCAGCTGCCTAAAGATAGGTGGGTTGAACTACTCAATGACGGCGCAAACACCTAAAGAGGGTGTCTTTACAGAGCTTTTTCACCGGAGACCCGTAGATCCTGGGCTTGTTCGCCAGGCCCTCGGTGCGTTTGAGAAAGAGGTGGTGGACTTGGCATTTTATTGGCTTCTCCTCGGGAATCGTGGAGGATATACTGCGATTATGACGGAAGTGTTAAAGGGGTTTCCTAGATTAGCGGAGAACCCTCTAAGGCGGGTGCCCATAGAAGGAACATGGGGAGATCTGTGGGAACTGTATGGAATATCGGAGGCTGGAGATAAGGCGATTGATTCTGTGGTCCTTGGCCAGTTTTCGGAAGACCAGGAATCGGAGAAGCCGAGCCAGTTCGTGAGATGCCTTCCTGTGGATTTGAGGAAGCCTTTGACGAAGCATTTTGCTCGGCTTTTATTTCCATGGACTCTGTGTAGTAAGCAGATACGTAGATATCGTGGCGCAGTGTCCTGCCTGAAGCGATTCTGCGCTACACCGGCCTTGCCGGCGGCGCATGCAGTGCCGGGAGAGAGAATATTTTCATCGGCTGTGGCTGACAAACTCCTGGCACCTGTTTTTCTCACAATGGCGAGGAAATATAACACTGATTGCGTGATGTCCCATGTTCTTCCGGAAGATACCGTGTTTATGTGTGATTTTAGCGAGTCCATGTGGGGGAGACCTTTGGCTATATCATTGACGATAGGGATGATGAGTGGTCGTGTTCTCACCTTTGATACTGAGCCAAGATGGTATACATTTGAGGATGGAGAGAGTCTGCGTAAAAAGATGGCATCTATTCTGTCCATTGGGCGGGGCGGGAAAGTAGATTTACAGAAGGCATATGAGCTTGTTGGTAACAAGAAATATCTGATTATAATAACAGACATGGATTATAAAGATGTATTTACCTCTGGTTTTTGTGTAAAAGGGGGGTGTATGGTGATACTATGGAATGTGAGCGCTAGGCAAAGTGGTCCCTACGCTGTCCTTAGGGAAGAAGGAGTGGCGCAGATGTACGGATGGTCTGATGCTATGTGGGACATGATAAAAAGAGGTATTCGCGTTATTACGCCGATGGAGCTTGTTGGCCTTCGGCTAGCAGTGGTACCAGCCTCTCCGCAATTCGCTTGACCACGGGCACGGATACCGCATTGCCGGCGAGCTTGTAGAGATTCGCATCAGATAGCGCAGGCAAGACATAGGTCTGCGGGAATCCCTGGAAGTTGAAACACTCCCTCGGCGTCAACTTACGAATGCCCTTGCTGTCGAGCACGAACGGCACGTTGTGCCCACCACCGCCCATATTTGCCGTGAGCGTGGGGCAGACCTTGCTCTTGTTTTCGCGCACATAGACGCGCCTGTACTGGTAAATGGTTGCTGGTTTCGTCACCGCGTCTTTTAGCAAGGGCCAGGCACTGGAGGTCTCCTTGTAATAGTATTTGGCTGGAACCTCGGTCTCTAGCATCTCGGCAATCGGCCTCTTCTCCATCTTGGGGAAATCCAAGTTGAATTTGTCATAAATTTCCTTGGATTTCAGACAGACAATGTAAATTCGCTCCCTGTGTTGAGGAATGCCCGTAACATCTGAGGTATTCAGGACCTTGTGGCAAATATGATATCCGCGGGCTTCCAGATTCGTGCGAATCGTCTCAAACGTCTTCTTGTCGTCGTGGGTTACGAGATTCTTCACATTTTCTAGGACAACACAGCGGGGCTGATGATGGTCAATAATGGCGAGAATCTTCCAGAAGACGTTTGAGCGTTCGTCATTGAAGCCTTCTTGATGACCGGCAATGCTGAACGGCTGACAAGGAAATCCGCCGGTCAGAATATCGTGTGGGGGGATATCTTCCACCTTGATGTCGTTCAGGTTCCCTAGGGTAAGTTTGTGGCTGAAATTGGCATCGTAGGCCTCCTTGGAATGTTTCACCATGTCGTTGGCAAATGACACAGCGATTTTACCGGTAGATTCAAAGGCCAGACTGAACGCACCAGTACCCGCGAAGAGATCCACCATCCTGAGAGCCTGAGGCTGAAGGTTAGCACCAGGAGAAGAAGGATCGCCAAGTAGCTTTACAAGTTCCTCCTTCTTCTTTCCACTATATCCTTTTATACCCTTCTCCTTACAAAGCGTAATAAGTTCTTTTAGTGTCTTATCCATATTTTGTGAGACTGTATTTATTTATGCTTTGTGTGGTCAATTTTATAAAGGCGACCTAAACTAGACTCTGTCCTTGGATTAGAATGAAGGCTACAAGGACAACCTTAGATAATTTACACCATATACAGGTCGGGAATTTACAGAGAGAAAAAGAGGAAGTGGAAAATATGACAAGCAAACTCGGGGAGCTGAAGCAACGAATAGAAGCGTGTGCGGATGTTGTGGAAAAGACGAAGTTGGAAGATGAGTACGAAGTTCTTCGGAAAAAGCGCGATGATTGGAAAGATAACAAACCCATGTACGACTATTTTTTTGAGACAGGCGAGATACTTTATAAGTACTACGATCTCCAGGAAAAGATCCAGCAAGGTTCCGCGGGTTTTTCCAAGGCTGTGAAAGTAAAGCCAGGGAGTGTTTTGGCCGCGCTAAATGAAGGAACTGCCGAACCATTTGTTCCCCATCAGAGGGGTTTGAAGCAGGAAGAGGGGCGCGAGGTATTACTGGAAAAATATCTACAGAAGATTGATCCTGAACACGCCAAGTCCACGAACTCCATAGAAGATCCGTATGGTATCTGTGATCGCTGTGATAAAGAGATGACGTTCAGTATTAACGAAGCCTTATTTTTCTGTGACCAGTGTGGCTACCAGGAGTTTGTACTGATAGACAGTGATAAGCCGAGTTATAAGGATCCTCCTCGCGAGGTCACATATTATGCCTATAAGCGCATTAACCATTTCAATGAGTGGCTCGCCCAGTTCCAGGCCAAGGAGAGTACCGAGATTCCTGAGGAGGTTTTTGACGAAATCATGGAGGAGCTCAAGAAGGAGCGGATATCTAGCACGGAAGGGTTGAAACCTGCGAAAATTCGTGAGATTCTCAAGAAACTCAAACACACGAATTTTTACGAGCACGTGCCGTATATTTTGAATCGTATTAATGGTAAAACGGCTCCTGTGATGTCGCGCGAAGTGGAGGAGAAGTTGCGGTTCATGTTCAAGGAGATCCAGAGCTCATTTGTTAAGCACTGTCCAAAGAACAGGAGCAATTTCTTGTCATATTCTTATGTTCTGTATAAATTCTGCGAGCTCCTAGAGCTGGATGATTATTTACAGTGCTTT